ATGCCGGTGGCGCTGATCGCCGCGGCGTTCGCTCACGCCGCGGACTGGCTGGACGACCTCGCCTCCTCATTCCTGGAGTGGTGATGCGATGACCAAGCAACAGGCCCAGATGTGGTCGTGGTCCGCCGTCGCCCTGGTGGTGCTCGCCGCGATCGTGGGGGCGCTGGTGGAGCGGCATCTGAACTCGCGGGCGGCTTCGCAGTTCGGGTACGACCCCGATCCGGAGGGCACGCGGCAAGTCCTCCAAGAGTTCGGCGCAGAGGGCCGCTTCGCTGCGGCCGGCGTTGAGGCGATCGAGAAGGCCGACCAGCGGGACACCTTCCTGTACCGATCGGCCTACAAGGCTCACCAGGCCCTCTATCACGAGCCTTGGGTTGTCGGCCGGCAGGGCATCGGAGACTGCGTTTCGTGGGGCTGGGGGCACGCGGTCTGGATCGCCCTCTGTTGCGACTGGGAGACCGGCCGGCTGGCTCAACCGCCACCGATGGTGGCGACGGAGTCGATCTACGGCGGGTCTAGAGTTGAGGCGCGGGGCCGACCCGGCGACGGGAAGCAAGCCTACGGCGGATGGTCGGACGGTTCCTACGGTGCCGCCGCGGCTCGCTGGGTGCGTGACTGGGGCGTGGCCTTCCGCGCGAACGCCGGCGGGCACGACCTCACGACCTACTCACCAGACACCGCAAAGAACTGGGGGGCCTACGGCAACGGCGGGCAGGGAGACGGCGGGAAGTTCGACGAGTTCGTGAAGGCCCACAAGGCGGAGCATGTGGCCGCGGTCGGAGCGTTTGCGGAGGCCGCGGCGGCGATCGAGTCGGGCTACCCGATCGCGGTCTGCTCCGGGCAGGGATTCACGAACACTCGCGACGCTGACGGATTCGCCCAGGCCAGCGGGTCGTGGGCCCACTGCATGGTTTTCATCGCCGTGCGCTACAAGGCGAACGGCAGCCCCGACGACGGCTTGCTCTGTCTCAACTCCTGGGGGCCGACATGGATCTCCGGCCCGTCGTGGCCTGCCGACATGCCAGCCGGCTCATTCTGGGTTCACCGATCCGTTGTGGATCGGATGCTCGGAGGGGCAAACACCGACTCGTTCGCCGTCGGCAGCATCAACGGTTTCCAGCGACGCCCTATCGACAACGGCGGCTGGCTCCAGCCCGCTCCCGCCCCCGGCCCGCCGCAACCGGCCCGCACGATCGCGGGCGTCTTCTCCCTCTCCTGGTGAGTAGCCATGCACATCGACCGCAAGATCATCGGCATCGTCCTCGTCGCCCTGGCCCTCGGGTGGTGGCTCGGCTCAAGCAACCACTCCCCGCTCAACCCGCACCCGGTGCCGGATCGGCCTGTCCTGACGGCGTTTGCCCGCGTCGCGCGACTCGCGGCCCGTCTCGGGCTGTGGGTGGCCTTGGCCGCCGAGAAGCCGCCGGAGCCGGAGCAGCAGCCGCAGATCGTGAAGGCACCGCCGGTGGACGCCGAGGGGCACCGCGTCGTGAATCATGGGGAGGGTTGGTGATGGACACTCCCGGCGGCTTTCTCAACGCGCTCGTCGGCTGGCTCATCGTCGGCGCGATCGTGGTGATCTTCGCCGGGCTGTTCCGGGGGGGCGATCACCGATGATCTTCGCCGACTACATGGGCCCGCCGTGGTGGTTCTTCGCCCTGCTCTTCGCCCCGGTGTGGGTGCCGGTACTCGTGTTTGCGGGCCTCTCGAAACGGAAGCGACCATGACCCTCTGGCAAACCCTCCTCGCCCTCCTCGCCAGCCTTTCCGCTGACCCTACGGAGATAGACCGCGAACACCCGCGAGCCGCGGCCGCGGTCGCGGCCGCCTATGCGAGCCTCGCCCCGGAGACGGCACCGACGCCGCCACCGGCTCCGGCCAAGTGTGGCTGCGGCGGGAAGTGCTCGTCGGGCATCTACAAGCCGGACGGGCGGATCGAAATGAAGTGCGAGAAGGACTGCTCGTGCGGGTGCCGGAAGCCCGGGTGAGTTGTACGTTACCACCGCAACTTCACCGGATCCGCGGGCAGTGGAACCATGCGGGCAGTCGATCACCGACTCCGCACACCCGCCCCCGGAGAATCCCAAGATGAACCCGCTCGCTCTCCTGTTCGCTGTCCTGCTCGCTGTCGCTGGCTGGCTCTCGACCGACTCCGGCGAGGCCGGTGCCGCGCTGGCTGTCGCCGGCGTGGTCGTCAGCAATCGCCGACGGCTCCAGGATGAGGCGGCGAAGATCCACAGCGAAATCGAGGCGTTGCGGTCCGCCGCCCCCGAGAGTGACCAGGAGCAGGCCGACAACCTCGGCCGGCTCGGCGAGCTCGAGGCCAGGGCAGACTCCATCGCCGCCGAATTGGAGCGCGAGAACGCCACCGACGCCCGCCTTTCGCGACTCCGGACCGCGGCCAGCAACGCCGCCGAGCAGCGCGGCAGCGGCGAAGGCGAGAAGCCCGAGCAGGCCCGCCTTGCCAGCTTCGGTAACGGCCTCCTGTCGGACGAGGCCCGTGCCATCCGCATTGGCCAGTACTTCCGCGATCTCCGCGACGGTCGCACGCAGGTCCGGACCCTCGCCGAGGGTGGCTCGGCCGGTGTCGGTCCGGAGTTCAATCCCGTGACCGACCTCTACTCCGAGGTCGTGAACATCATCAACCGCACGAGCCTGGCCGCGGCCGTCGCGTTCACGCTCAACACGACCTCGAACGTGGTCAAGGTTCCGAAGCTCGGGCTGGTCACGGCCGACTTCGTGGCCTCGACCACGGCCCCGACCCCGCAGGATCCGACGACCAGCGCCGCAACGCTGACCGTCTACGATGCGAAGGTCGAGGTCGACATCGAGAACAACCTCCTGAACGACAGCCCGATCGATGTGGCCGGCGTCGTGACGCAGGCCATCGGCAACGCCTACGCCAAGTTCACCGACTCGGTCATGTTCGCCGGGCACTCCGGGAACAGCATCGCCGGTCTATACGCCGGGATCTCGGCCGGTCGCAAGCGGACCGTCGCGGCTGGCGGCGTGGTCTCGGCCCAGGACATCGGCGTGATCATGGGGTCGGTCGATCCGATGGTCGCCGGTGGGTTCTCCTGGGTCGTGTCCGGTGCCGGCTGGGGCCAGCTCTGTGCTCTCGAGGGTGGCCGCTACGTCGTCCCGATGGTCGGCGGCAACGGCCTCCTCGGAACGGTGTGGGGAGTTCCGGTGTACAAGACCGACACCCTCCCCTCCCCCGTCCTCGGCATCTACGGTGCCTTCCGGATGACCACTGCCCTGGCCTTCCGCAAGGAACTGACCATCACCCCGCTCCGCGAGCTGCTCGCCCGGCAGAACACGACGGCGTTCCTCTCGCACGCCCGCTTCGGCCTGGCGAACCACGACCCGTCCTACGCCGGTGCCTTCATCCAGGGTTGATAGCCCGCAGTCACCCGCCCGTCTTCAGCGGCCGGGCGAGGAACCAACCTCGCCCGGCCGTTGTCCTTCCAGGAACCAACAATGTCCTCGACCCTCAAGATCCAGTTTCGGCAGGAGTACGGCGACCACGCAGCGAAGGCGGTCGTCGAGTATCCCGATCCGCTGGCCCGCCACCTCGTGGACTGCGGCCTCGCTGAGTTCGTTCCGGCAGAGCAGACCGCCACGCCGGCGGTCGAATCGTCCGAGACCGCCGAGCGTGCCGATGCGAAGAAGCCCGACCGCCTCCAGAGGGCCACTCGATGACGCTGCCGGCCAGCCAGTGGGGACGAGCGATGGCACGACGATCCGTCGTCGAGCTGACGCGCCCCGAGGTGGAGCCGGTGTCGCTCAAGATGGCGAAGGACCAGCTCGGGATCCTGTCGGAGCAGGAGGACGATCACGCCCTGATCCTCCGCCTGATCTCTGCGGGCCGCGGCCTGGTCGAGAAGCGGCTTGGCATCTGCCTGGCAGCCCGCCAGTACCGGGCGGTGTTCGAGCTCGAAGGTGAGCGGCGTCTCCAACTGCCTGCCCCCCCGCTTCTGCTCGGCGTTGACTATCCCCTGGTCGTGACGGTCGATGGCGTGACGATCAACTCCTCGACCTACACGATCGACGCCGACTCCCAGCCTGCCGAGATCCTGTTCGACGCTGCCCTGCCTGTTGGCGGATGGGGCACGCTGAACCAGGTGAAGGTCACATTCTGGGCCGGGCCGACTCCGGGCCAGCCGATCGAGGCGGGCCTGGAGTCCGTGATCCTGCTCTTCGTCGCCCACTGGTACAAGAACCGCGAGGCGGTGCTCACCGGCACGATCGCCACCCATCTCCCGGCCGGCTGCGAAACGCTCCTGGCGGCTCACTCCGTCACGGGGGCGTACTGATGGGCGACCGAACCGCCGCCGGCAGGAAGACGCACGCCATCAGTTTCGAGCGTCCGGTCGAGACGCGCAACTCCGTCGGCGAGTTGGTGACCTCCTCCTGGTCGAAGATCGCCCGCCGCCGTGCATCGGTCGAGCAGCTCGCCTACTCCGAGTCGCAGGAGACCGGCCAGACCATCGGCCAGGCGTCCTACCAGATCGTTTGCCAGTCCGTCCCCGGGCTGGATGCCGCGGTCCGAATCGTCTGGGAAAGCCGCGGCGGGCGGATCCTGTGGCCGTCCTCTGTGGTCGGCGACGACTCCGGCCCGGAGCAGACGATTCTGGCCTCGGAGAAGAAGACATGAGCGCGCCGGGGCTCTTCTTCCTGAGCTACTTCTCGGACAAGTCGAACCGCGACTTGGACGACCTCATCCGTGCCTATGGGCAGCTCCCCGGCAGTCTGGCCCGGAAGCACCTGAAAGCCGCGATCCGCCGGTCGATTCGCCCCTTCGTACCGGCGCTCAAGGCAGCGACCCCAAGGGGGAAGACGGGCAACCTCCGCCGCAGCGTGAAGGCAATCGTCCGCTTCGGGAACAAGGTCTCCCGGTCATCGTGGGGGAATTTCCGGGGCACGGCCTACGGCATCGTCGGGTTTTCCAAGGGCGGCCAGAAGAAGACCCAGAAGGGCGATCACTCGGTCATCGTCGAGGCCGGCACGAAGGCCCGCGTCCGCAAGCGTGGCGGCGCGACCGGCGTGATGCCACCCAAACACATGCTCCGCGACACGCTCGCGTCGAAGAAGGCCGGCATCCTGTCGAACCTTGAGCTCGAAATGGGGGTGAGCCTGGAGCGGGCCACCCGCGAGCTCGCCACCCGTCCCGGATAATCACTGGAGGTCCACCATGGAACCCACTCTCGTCACGTTCTCGAAGCCCTGGGGCCCATACAAGCCCGGCGACGCCCTGTTCGTCGAAGCCGGCCAGCTCGCCGAGCTGCTGGCGGCTGGCGTGATCGAGCCCCCCTCTGCCGCTGGTGACGAATGAGCAGCCCGGAGGCCTGGCTGAAGGCGAAGATCGAGACCGCCGTCGCTGGTGCCACGGCCTGGCCGGTGGCCGTCAGCGAGTCCGCGGCCCGGCCGTTCGTCGTCTACTCCCGGGAATCCACCGAGCGGCCCCTCCAGACCAGCGGTCTGACGGGGTTCGCCGATGGGCAGTTCACCCTCGAGGTGTGCTGCGACACCTTCACTGCCTCCCGGGCCGCAGCCGATGCGATCGTCGCAGCGGTGCAGAACTTCACCGGATCCGGCTCGGGGGCGACCATCGACCATGTCCACGTTGCGAGTGATCGCGACGGCACGCCGGTCTACATCGACGGCCAGGACATGCCCCTGTACTACGTCATCGAGCTCCAGATCTTCATTCGCTGGCAGGAGTAACCGCCCATGCCCGTCTCGCCGGCCACCATCGACACGATGCAAGGCCTCACGTTCTCGTTCAACTCGATCGAGTTCCGCGGCACGAACATCAAGCGAAAGGAAACTCGTCCGCTCGTCGAGGTGTCCGATTGCTCGCAGGCGGCCGACTCGCTGCGCGTTTACCAGGCCGAGCCGCTGAAGACCGGCGACGAAATCAGCCTCGAATACTGGGGCAAGAATCCGCCAACCAAGGGCACGAAGTACGCGATTTCCTGCACTGGTCTGGCGATCACCGGCAACGCATTCTGCACCGATGTCGAGGAGGGCGGGGCTGTCGGAGAGTTCGTCAAGGGGATGGCCACCTTCAAGATCTCTGGATGATCACGGGGGTCGCTCATGCCCGACATCCCATCTGCGCAGGGCGCTACCGTCTCATTCGGTGGTACGTCGCTCGGCGGCTTCGCGGGATTCAACGAGGGCTATTCCGCGGCGTCCCCGACCGACACCACCGGATCGGCGGCCACGATCGTCGGCACCGGGGCGAACACCCGAGTCGTCCGCCAGATCGAGATCACCATGATCGAGCCCGGCGTGATCTCGTTTCGGTGCTGGGGAAATCCGCCGTTCGGCAGGGCCAGCATTGGACTGTCGGGAACGCTTGCGTTCTCCGCCGCCGGCGTCTCTGTGTCGCTCACGGCCCAGCTTGCAGAAGTCGATCGCGTCGGATCCGCCGGCGAACTGATTCAGGGGTCCTACAAGTTCATTTTCACGGGGTAACCATGCTGACTCGCGACGATCTTCTCGGCCTTGCGGCAAACAAGACGGCTCCGCCGAAGCGCCTGAGCGTTGCGGCGTGGGGCATGGACGTCTGGCTGCTCGACCCGACGGCCCAGATCTATGACGAGTGGTCGCTCTTCGTCGAGGAGAACAAGGGCAAGGCGGTGCCGTGGCGGGCCAAGCTCGCGTCGCTCCTGCTCTGCGACGAGTCCGGGAAGCGGCTCTTCACGGCGGAGGATGTTCCGTCGCTGGCCGAATGGAAGCCCGACGGCCTGGTCGAAGTCTGGCTGGCAGGCGTCGATCTGCTCAAGGTGGACGACCAGGAGATCGAGGCCCAAGCGGAAAAATCCGGAGCCAGCCCCTGACGCTGTTCCTCGGTCGTCTGGCGCTGGCGTGTCGGGAGTGGGATGTCGAGGGACTGTCGCGGGCAATCACGTTGCGACAGCTCAAGTGGTGGATGGCCTTCTGGAGGTGCGAGCCTTTCGGCGACGAGTGGGCGCGGGCCGGGAAGCTCGCCGCCGTGACGGCCGCGGCGACGGGCGCGACGATCGACTCGGACTTCGAGGAGCGGTTCCTGCCCAGCTACCGGGCACCAGTGCAGACCGAAGCGGAAATGATCGCGGTGCTGAAGACCATTCCGGTCTTCGCGACGCAATTGGCGGAACAGGGGCTCTGACATGGCAGGCATCGGCAAGGTCTCCGCGATCTTCACGGCCTCGAGCTCGGGGCTGACGGCGGGCTGTAATGAGGCAGCCCGGTCGCTGAAGGGGCTGTCGTCGGACGTTTCCGCCCTTCGCGGAAACATGCGCCTACTGACGGCGGTCTCCGTCACCGGGTTCGTGTCTCAGATCGCCTCGGCGGCCGGGCGCGCGGTCGGGTCGTTCGTCAGCATGGGCCAAGCGCAGGCCGAGGTCATCGACTCGACGAGCAAGATGGCAGCCCGGCTCGGGACGACATACGCCGAACTGGCCGGCCTTGCCCACGCCGGCGACCTGGCCGGGGTCAGCATGGACACCCTCGGCAAGGCCGCGACGAAAGCCGACATTGCGTTCGTGAGGGCGTCGCAGGGATCGTCGCTGGCCCAGGAAGCCTTCCGGGGTGTCGGCCTGTCCGTTGACGAGTTGCAGGGCAAGAGCCCAGCAGAGCGGTTCTCGGCGATCACGGACGCCATCGCCGGATTGCCGACCGAGGCAGAGCGGGCGGCGGCCTCGGTGAAGCTCTTCGGCAAGGCCGGGGCCGAGCTGCTGCCGCTCTTCGCCGGTGGCTCCGGTGCCATCCGTGAGGCGACCGACCAGGCGAAAGCCTTCGGGCTGGCCCTGACGGGGGCTCAGGGCCGCGATGTCGAGGCCATGAATGACGCATTCACGGAAGCAAAGGCGGCCGTGATGGGCATCGTGACGCAGGTAACAGCAAACCTCTCGCCGGCCATCAAGGGCGTGTTCGACACCTTCACCGAGTTCGTAGGGAACATTGGCGGCGCGACGATCGGCCAGCGGATCGGCGACGGGATCCTCGACGGGGCCCGGTTCCTGGCCGCGGTCGGAGACACCTTCATCGGCAGGCTGTCGAACGTCTGGCAGTTTGCGTCCGGGGTGGCCGGACTCTTTGGCCGCGTCTTCGATGCCGGGATGAGGTTCGCGTCCCTGCTCGCAGGCGTTGGGCGGGTCTTCGTCGGCACCTTCCAGGGACTGCTGGCAAGCTGGGCTCGAATCGCCGGCATCTTCTCGGCCACGGCGAGGGCTGTTTCCGACGAGCCGGCAAAGGGCACCCGCGCAACGTTCAAGGCTGCCGGCCAGAACTTTGAGAACGCCTACGGCCCTGGCACCAGCGCGGCGGCGAGGGCTGGGTCGCTGTCGGCCGTGCTCGACGCGGCCCTGGCACAGTCCCGGGCCTCCGCCGGCCAGTTCGACCAGGCCGCGAAGCAGACGCTCCCTCGCGCTGGGTTCGGCGGTCGCCCTGCCGACGTTGGCGGGGGCCTCGTCTCCTCCGCGTCCGCCACTCAGGCGGTCCGGGCCATCGACTCGCGATCAAAGGAAGGCATCGCGGAGATGTTCCGCCTGATGCGAGGCGAACGCGACGACACCCAGGAGCGAATCGCAAAGGCGACCGAGCGGGTGGCCGACAACACCGAAGACATGGGGATCGACTTCGAGGAGCTCTCTTTCGCGGGGTGACGAATGGCCGTTGTGTGGAGCCGATACCAGCCGCAGAAGGCCACCGGGAGCGGGGCGTTCCGGGAGTCCCACGTTCTCAACGAAACGTGGCTGGTGAGGACCGACGCCCCGCCACCGACCACCAGCGTGGCCGCGATCCTGACGGCACCGAGCGTGGGGTACGGCACTGCCCACCCATCGTTCTCGAGCTGCAAGGCGATGCAGTGGAACTACGCCGCGGCCGATGGCTCCGGCCTGCTCTGGGCCGTGACCATTTCCTACTTCGTGCCGATCGTCGAGTGGAACCCAGCCACCGGCCTGCCTCTCGATGTGTGGGCCGGGAAGGGGGTCAACGAATCGATCCCGTTCTTCAAGGAACGGAACGGCGATCTCCTGACGAACTCCGCCGGCGACCCGATGGAGGGCCTCGAGGCCGAGTGGTGCTACCGCGGGTGGACGCTGCTCCGCTCCTACTCATCGCTCGGCGCGGCCGACGCCGAGATGAACGCGGTCAATAACAAGACGAACTCTGACACATGGCCGTCATTCGGTTCCTACGGCCTGGCCGATACCTGGAAGTGTTCGGTTGTCGACTTCCAGAAGAAGGTCATCATCACACAAAGCGGGTCGACTCAGACCGCCGCGCGGTATTGGGAGGTCACATACAACCTCGATTACAAAGAGGACACCTGGCACAACAAGCCGTGGGACATGGGATTCAATGAGCGCACTGACTCAAGCGGTGTGCCGACGGGAGCTGGCACCAAGCGGCGCGCCATCCTCGGCGTTGAAGGTCGCCCGGTGAAGCAGCCCTGCGCCCTGTCGAGTGGGGTGGCTCTAGCTCCAGGGACGCCGCCCGTCGCCCTCGACTTCGACCGATACGCGAAGGTCGCCTTTGCCACGAAGTTCGGAGACCCGGCGTAATGCGGAAGCTGTCGTCGGCAACCCGCGAGACATGGGGCCGCATCTTCCGCACCGTCAGGGGCTGGGAGAACAGCGGACGATCGCAGCCGCCGGTCAGCTACCACGGCCATGGAGACGACTCCGACGGCGTCCTGTGCAAGACGACGGCGGCATGGACGAAGGGCACCACAGCCACGCTCCAGATATGGACAGGAGCCCCCGGCAGCGAGGCGAACACCGGCGTGACGCTCGACGCATACAACCGCTATGCGAACATCGCGAGCGGGAAGTTTTGCACGGTGATGTTGCACCGGCATGGCTATTACTACGTCATCGCCGCGGAGTGCTCGTGATGCTGCTCCCCGGTTGTCCTTGCTGCGGAACCGCCCCCACCCGCTACGTCGTTGCGGCGAGAGGGTGGACGGTGCCGTATATGTTCCGCCGCATAGCAGACGGCGATGGCTACAACTACATGCTTCCGTCGATGTCAAGC